TAAAGCAGATAAAACTTTAGCTTCTCAAATTAAAGCTTTACGTGATGCTACAAAAGAAATTCGTGCTCAGAAAGAAGTAATTGCTTCTAAAGATGCCGAGCTTAAAGCATTGCAAGAAAAATTAGCAGCTATGAATAGTAAAGAAGAAACAATGATTAAATCTGCAAAGATTAATAAAATTATTGCTTCTATGAACATCACTGATGATGAAGAAAAAGCTGCTATGACAGAAAAATTTGCTAAATATTCTAAAGAGCAATTAGATGCTGTTTATGAAACTATGACAGCATGCCCTTCAGAAGAAGCAACAATTATGCACGAACGCATGATTAACGAAGAAATGAAAAAAGAAGCTAGCGCACTAAAAGGTTTCGTACCTAGTTTCAAACTCGAAGAAGAAGTGAAAGCTTCTACTTCTGATGAAATGGAAAAATTAGTTCTTGAAAGAGAATTAGATTCCATTGGACAATAAATTAAGTAAAAGGAAATTAATTAACAATGGCATTAAATAGAGACTTCGACGCATTGACAGTAAATGGTGTATGCGATTTGTCTGAAAAGAACATTATCGCAGGTTCTCCTTTGACTCTCGGTGCTAATGGCTATAAATTGGCCAAAGCTGGTGATCCTTTTGTGGGTCTTTCTTTCAACTATTATCACACTGGTAAAAATGATGTAACTGGTGGAGAATGGTTTGCAGATTCTGGTAAAGTTGGCGTTGTGAAAATCGCTCAATGCACCTTGGAAGCTGATGAAATTGATGGTGTAAAAGTATTCCCCTTCAAAGAAGACGATGCTTATGAAATCGGTGATGGTTTAACCGTAAATGCTGATGGTAAATTGGCAAAAGCTGGTTCTGATGATGAAGTAGTGGCCACAGTGGTATATTTTGATGCTACTAAAGGCTTACTCAAAGTATTTGTGAATGCTGCTAAATAATTAGGGAGAATAAAATAGTATGACAGATAAAGAATTACAAATGTTAGCCTCCCTTATTACTGGGAAAGGCATGAAGAAAGAAGCTTCTGCTGAAAAAACAGCTGAAGATACTGCTAAATTAAATGCTTATTATGGCAATTTAATGCAGCAAGGTGCTTTCGGCCAAAAGAAAGCTGCTGTGGCTTTCTCTCAAGCTTTGAAAGTTCGTGTTCCTTACGAAGCAGTAACTCCTAAAATCTTTGCACAAGATAACATTTCTAACAATGTAGCTTGGGCTGATGTGGAATTCCCTGAGATTGGTGCTGCTATTGTACCTTTCAAAGGTGCTCCTGCTCGTATCGAAAAAGGTCCAAAACGTATTTTCTACAATACTCATACAGTTGCTATCAACTGGATTGTGGCCTATGATCAAGTATTCACAGCTGCTTATAACACCTTAGATGAAGCTAAGAACAAAGTAGCTATCGGTTTAGCTTTAGAATTAGATACCGAACTCTTTAAAGTGTTAGGTGCTGCTGAAGCTGCTGGTGTGTATGAAGCTTACACAGCTGCCGTAATGAGCTTAGACGTGATCAATCATATCCGTGCTGCTCAAATGGAACTCAGCTTAATTACAACTGCAATCGTAATGCATCCTTCTCGCTATTATGAACTGTTGAATGTAAACGCTGAAAAAGTAGACCAAGTGACCTTAAATACAATCATCGAAAATGGTTATGTGGGTCAATTGTTCGGTGTGAAATTCATCGTGAGCAAACTTTGCCCGAAGAACAAAGCTTATGGTATTGTTGCTCCTGAATATCTCGGAAAATTTGTTTTAAGACAACCCGAACAGATGAAGGTTACAGATATGCCCTGGAAACTTGAATATGTTGTAACGGGCTATTCTAACCATGGTCTAGTCTTGCACAATATTCCTGGAGTTTTCCCAGTAACTTTTGCAGACGAATCAATCTAATTAGTAATCTAATTTAGATTTAATAAGAGCTCCTTAGAAATAGGGAGCTCTTTTTATTGTAAAAATATATTATAATATAATTATGATACAAATACGTAGTTATAAATTAAAACTTAAACCAAATAAACATCAACTTCAGAAATTAAATAATTATTTTTATGAAGCTAAATGTTTATATAATTATGTATTGTCTCAAGAAGATGTATTTAAATTTGATACAAAAATTAAAAATATTACTAAATTAGATAAAGATAGAAACAAAGTAGAAGTTATTTTAAACAACATTCCGGCCAAATTAAGACAAAATATAGTTCATAGATTACAAGATAATATTAAAAATTTATCTAAATCTAAAAAGAAGGGCAATAAGGTTGGAAGACTCAAATTTAAATCTGAAATTAATTGTATAGATTTAGATAATCAATGTTTTAAAATTATAATAAATAAATTACAAATTCTAGGTTTTTCAAAATCTAAAATTAAACTTAAAGGTCTTAATCAATTAAAAGATATTATTAAAACTAGAAATGCTTGGTTAATTAAAGAAGCTAATAATTATTATATATCAATTTGTTGTGATGTAGAAGTAAAGTCTCATATTAAAACTAATAAGCATATTGGAATTGATATGGGAATAAAAGATAATGTTACATTATCTAATGGAGAAAAGTTTAATTGTTCTATTGGAGAAAGTGAACGCATTAAGAAATTTCAAAGGAAATTAGCAAAATCTAAAAAAGGTTCTAAGAATAGATATAAAATTAAACTTAAACTTAGAAAAGCATATAGAAAAATAACTAATCAAAAAAAGGACTTTGTCAATAAATTAGTTCATAGATTAGATCAAGAATTTGATTTAATTGTTTGGCAAGATGAATTAATTAACAAATGGCATAAAGGTTGGTTTGGAAAACAAGTTCAATATAGTTGTTTAGGTATGTTTAAACAAAAATTAGAACAAAGAATGAAAGAAGAAACTAATAGATTTATTGAATTAGATTCTAAATATCCCACCACTAAATTATGTCCTTCCTGTGGTTGTTTAAATAATATATCTTTAGCAGATAGAATTTATAAATGTGATTGTGGCTATACAGAAGATAGAGATATTCATTCTGCTAAAAATATGATTTTAATAGGGCAGGGACTGTCCGATTTTAAGCTTGTGGAGAATAAAACCTCTACTTCTAAGAAGTTTTTAGAAGCAAGTTATGATTCTAAGAAACAAGAAGGTATTCATTTAAATTTTTATATAAAATGAATTAAGTTCATAACTTTATTATGAGAGGACATTAAATTTAATATGCCAACAAATGAATATTTAAAACCAGGTGCTTCTAGAATTCAATGTTCAGTGCAGCACAGAATTTTTTCTATTAATGATGAAGGAAAACGTGTACAAATTGGTGCAATTCAATCTATTACAGAAAACCAAACTAAAGATACACAAAGAACTTTTGAATTAGGTAATCCTGAATGTGTTGAAATTACACAAGGTTTAATTACTGACATTAATTTAAGTGTTACTAGACTTCGTCTTCAAACTTCTACTATTATGGATCAATTTACAGGTAAAGGCGGTCTCGAAGCACTTTATGATTCTTGTCTTCCATTTGATATAGAAGATGTGGTAGTTATTCCTGCTATTAACGTAGATGGTACAGTAAATCCTAGAAAAGATGCTGCTACAGAAAAGATCTTAAAAGTATATAAAGATTGTGTTATTTCTAACGTAAGTAATACATTAAATACTACTGGCGACATCCGCATTAGTGAAACTGCTACTATTGTTGCTCGTAAAATCTCTGTACCAGAACAATAATTAATATATTCTGGATGATTCCAGATTAAAATAAATTATCATCAATATAAAATTATATATCCTCTAGGTTTAAATGCAATCTAGAGGATTTTAGATGCATTCTAGATGATTTTAGATGAAAAATAAACAAAATCTACAAGATTCATTTAAATTTAAGAACAATATTGTTTTCAAAAATCTTTCTTAAGAGAGGATATTTTTAAAAATGGCTATTTATTCCGCACCGGGCGTAAAATTTACCGAATATACACAACCTGTAGGCAGTACTGCATTTGGTTATAACAGAACTGCTATTATTGGTGTAGGTCAAACTTATACCAATATTTCTAATTTAGAATTAGTTAAGAGTCCATTAGATTCTGACGAATCTGCTGATGTAGATTTGATTTTGTTACCTACTGGATTAGCTGCTGCAGCAGGTGATATTTTATCAATTGAAGGTGTTGGCAATATTCCTGGATATTATAATTATACCTTAGGAACCGACTATACAATTGATAATGATAAAACTACAATTACTTGGATTTCAGCAAATAAACCCGCTGTAAATTCTACTTTTTATATTACTTATAAATTGAATAAATCAGAAGTTAGAGGCGATTATGATGCTAAATTAATGTTTAATCAAACACAAATCGCTGAAACTTATGGTCCTGAATATTTAAATGGTGTAATTCAACCTTTAACTTTAGGCGCTGATTTAGTATTAGAAGGACAAACTTTATTAGGTGGTGGAGTATATTGTGTACAAGTTACAGCAGATACTGAAGCTGCTTATAAAGCCGCAATTGATAAATTAGATAAAATTAATGTTCAAACAGTAATTTGTCTTAAACAAGATTCTTTAACATTAAGAAATTATTTAATCCAAAAGAATGAAGAAATGTCTTCTAATTTATATAAGAAATTTAGAACAACATTTATTGTTCCTAATGATGATGAATTAGGAATTGAAGCAATCGTAGCTCAAAGACAAGGTTTAGATAATGAGCGTGTTACTTATTTTGCTAATAAGAAAGTTACGATCCAACTTACAGATGCTGAAACGCAAGAAACAGAAGATGTAGCTTTAAGTGCTATCTATGCTTGTTGTAACTTATCAGGAATTGAAGGAAATCCTGAATATACATATTCTGAACCTATGTTGAGAAAAACATTAAGTAGCAGAATTACTTTAGCATCTGATCAACAAATGGATCCTTCTGAAAGAAATTACTATTGCAGCAATTTCTTAAGTGCATTTGATTTCAACGAAAATACTAATTTGGTTTATGTATTTGACATTTATACAACAGATGATGAAAATGCAATTACAGAAACAAGAAGTGTAAGAAGAGTTGTTGACTTGTTAATGACTGATTTAGATCGTCAACTTGATATTTATATTGGTCAAAAAACTCAAGCTGCAGTAGCTTCTTCAGCTCAAGTAAGAGTTCAATCAATTCTTTCTAACTATGTAAGTGCAGAAGAAATCAAAGATTTCAGAAATGTAACTGCAAGTTATGACGCTAATAATCCAAAACAATTGAACATTGCATTTGATATTGTGCCTTTGTTCGAAATTAAGTGGGTGCACGTAACAATCGGCAAATATATTAGCTAAGTTTTAATATAGGAGTAGTTGAAATATACTACTCCTTTTCATTTATATATAGCAAACGTTATATAAATTTTAAATTAAAGTAAGGATAATAATATGAAATTTATTAGAGTAGTTAAAGCATCAAATCAGGATCCTTATAAGATTGCTGATAATATTTTAGATCAAGTTGAACAAATTATTAGAATGTATCTTGATGTAGAATTACAATATGATATAGATGAAGATGATAGAACAATCATATTTTGGCATCATCCAGAAGATGTTATTGAAGGTTCTATTTCTTTACAGGATAGAAAAGATATTATTGAAGCTATTAAACAGTCTATTAAGACGCAAAATTGTAAATTAGTTTCTATTGATATTAAAAGAAAACAAGTAGAATTTACGGTTGAATATTAGTTTGTATTAATATATAATTAAATTAAGACCTCTTAAGAAATTAGGAGGTCTTTTATTTTTATAATCATTTAGATTTAATATATTGAATATCAAAGGAATTTTTATATGAAATTTATAAAAGTAATTAAATCTGATTTGCAATTTGATAAATTAAATTTATTAAAAGAGTTTTTATTAAAACAACTCAATGAAGACTCTATTACTAAATATGGAATTTATAGAAATCAGGCTTCTGATTTTTGTGATAATTTTGTTATTAATACTTTAAAATTAAATAATGATGAAATTAGATATTTAGCAGATATCATTTATGATAAATTAGATAATGATGGCTTAATAAAAGAAATGCCTGAAGACCCTGAAGAAGAATATGATATTTAATTAAGAGGATAAAATGAAATTTATTAGAGTTTTAAAAGCAGCGCAATTTAAATTTAATGAAGATGATGAAAAAGAAGTAAAAAATTCTAAACAAGCTAATGAATTTATTTTTAAAGGAATAAAAGAAAACACAAAAGGTTTAAATGGTGGTGCATTTTATGACGAAGTAGATGCTTATTTAATGTTTTTATTAGCAAAAACAACTAACGAATATATCAGAAATGCTGCCAAAGAATATAGAAATAAATTAGGATTATAATAAAATAACTAATAGGATTTAATATAAAATGTCAGTACAAATATTATAGGAGAAATTGAAATGAAATTTATAAGAGTTTTAAAAGCAAACGATAACATACAAGAATTAGTAGATTCAATTTATAATTATTTATTTAGTCATTTAGCATATTTAAAAGAAATAGAATATGACAATATTCAAAATGATTATTATATAGAAAATGAAAAAGAATTTAGAGAAGATGGCGATTATAGTTTATTAAAAATAGTAGTACCAGAGGAAGATATTTTACCAGCCATCAATAAATTTTTAAATGATAATCATAGATATTCTATAGACGACCTATTTGATTTATTAAATAGCAATTCCTCAGAGGCGCAAGATTTTGAACATTTTTTATATGAAGAAATTAGACCATATTATATTTATGGCGAATAGGATTTATAAATAATGACTACTCAAATAAGTTGGACAATACCATATAACATATTACAAGACCCTTCTTATACAGAAATAAATATTTATAGAGGGAAAGATGAAACAGATGATTCCACCTATAAAATTATTGCTACTATTGATAGATGGGTCAATGGTGATAAAACACAAGAAATAGATACTTATACAGATGAAAATGGAAAACATGATGAGTATTACTATGTTCGCTATAAAAAAGATAATGGTACTTTATCTAAGATTTTATTAACTGTTTTTGATTTAAATCCTAAAGAATTAAGATGGGTTGGACAATTAAGAAATATGTTAGACCCTATTATTACCTCTGTTATTTTACAAGATGGTACAATGCGCCCAATGAGTGATACTGACCTGATGTTGGGAATCAATATGGCATTAGGTTTTTGGAATAGTTATCCTCCTACTACAGAACATACAATAACTACTTTTCCTAAAGAATATGAATATATGTTATTGATGTTTGCTCAATATTTTTCAATTTTAAATAAGATGTTGGGATTGGAGTTAAGAGATTTCTCTTATTCTGACAATGGATTATCATTGAATCAAAACTTTACTCAAGCAATACAAAATGCTTTAGCACAAATACTTGGTTTTCTTAATCCATTATTACAGAAAACTAAAATGGAATTTAGCACTGGTTCAGCTGCTTGGTTAGGAAGTGCACAGTACGCGATTGGGTTAAACGGGCGTATGGGGCAATTTCCGATAGACTTGCTCTGCATGTTTCGTAGCTTATCGCTCAACTGATCATTTCATTTATATTTATAAATAGGTTATTGGGAACACCTAAGACTGACAATTTAAGTAAGATTGTATTATACTTTTAGTATAATATTTATAGCTACAGAATATATTGGTCTAAAGTTCCCAAAACTTACTAATTCTGTAGCTTTTTTATTGTATGAATTATAAAAATATTTATGACTCTATTATTTTAAAATATAAAAATTTAGATCTTCAAAAATTAAAAAAAGATAATCCTAATTATATTTATTTAGAAACACATCATATTATTCCAAAATGCATGAATGGTTCAAATCAAGTCGAAAATTTAGTTAATTTACCAGCAAGAGAACATTTTATTTGTCATTTATTATTACCAAAAATTTATAAAGGAACAGAATTCGAATATCCACTTTGGACAGCAGCTCATAGATTCGTTTATGGTAATAATATGAAAAATAAAATTAAAATAACTTCTAATCAATATAAAATTATTAAAGAAAATTTTTCTAAACTTAAATCAGAAGCAAATAAAGGTGAGGCAAATCCTTGTTATGGAAGAATTTGGACACGCGAACAACGTGCTAATATGTCACGAAAAATGAAAGGTCGAACGTTAGAAGAAAAAATTGGAAAAGAACGCGCAGACATTTCAAAAAAGAAAATGAGTGAATCACAAAAGAAAAGAAAAAATCATAGACGTGGATTTAAACATACATTAGAAACACGTCAAAAAATGAGTAATAGTCAAAAAGGTTTAAAACGTCCAGAATCATATAGAATCTATATTTCTAAAAGAATGAAAGGAAATACTTATGGTAAAGTAAACAAAGGCAGAAAAATGAGTAAAGAATTTTGTTTAAAAATATCATTAGCAAGAAAAGGTCAACCTGGAGTAAATAAAGGTAAAAAATTACCTTCACAATCAAAAGAAACTATAGAGAAACGTAGACAAACAATCTTAGATCTCCATAGAAAATGCTCCGAAGAAACAAAATTAAAAATGAGAAATAAAGCAAGAGAACTTCGTTCTAAATTAGTATTATGTGTCGAAACTGGAATTATTTTCGATGGATATATGAAAGCTGCTTTTATTACAAAAATAAAAAATATAGGAAAATGTTGTTTAGGAAAAATAGAATCGGCTGGTGGCCATCATTGGATATTTTTAGACAAACCTCTTCTTCCTTATCTCCCATAATATATTCTTAATCATTTAGATTTATAAGAAAATTTTTGAGAAATATTTGTATTTATTTAACTAATAAATTATTTACATTTTTAATAAAATTTAGTATAATATAAATATAAAATAAATTTTGGAGATCATATTATGGAATTTAAAAAATTAATTAAGTCAGACGAAAATGACTATACAACTGTCACCTATAAAGGATATACATATGACCAATTATCCGATAAAGCAAAACAAAAAGTTAGATACTGGATTGCAGATGAAGACAATTTTCCTGGAAATGATTATTGGGATGAAGAATTTTCATATATTTTAACAAATGACTATAAACAATATAACATTACAATGCAAGAGATAGACATTGAATGGGACAATTATGATAGGTGTTCAGTTGATTTAAAAGGTGGTCATAAATATTGGCCTGCATTTAAAAATATATGGGTAAGTTGTGCTAAACAAGTATTAAAAGATTTACCAACTTTTCAAGATAAACCTGAACTCCTAGAAGATTGGGCAACAGAAGCAGCGAGCGATCAGTATTATGATGGTAATGGTACTTTTGAAACATATTCTGGATTAAATGATATAGACGGTTATGATGGATATCAACTTTCTTATAAAATTTCAGATTTATGTGCGGAGTCTTTTGAAACCGAAGTTGAACCTGTATTAAAAGAAATAGCAAATAAATTTGAAGAAGCAGTAGAAAAATATAAAGATTATATTTATTCTGATGAATATGCTCGTGAAACTTGCGAAGCAAACGAATATTTATTTGACGAAAATGGTAATTTAATATAAGGATTAATAATATGAAAATGATAAGAGTAATTAAATCAGAAAATATAGAAATGAATTATAATAGTGAACAACACAAATCATATTATATTGAATATGGTTCTCAAAATATTAATAATGAAATTGATCAATGTAAAAGAATAATATTAAATGATTATATAAATCATATTCAAAATGAGACAAATTTATATTATGACATATTTATAAAAAATAAATCAAATAAAGGTAATACATTAAGTACACCTATAATGTCGATATTACTTTATTGTGATGATATAGCTAGATTTAAAACTAGATGTTCTTATCAAGACACATTTTTGGGATTCACAATATATTATAAAAATTTTAAAGATACTTTAACAAACGATGAACATGAAGCTATAGATAAAATACAAAAATATTTATCAAAACTTCCAAGTCAAGTAAAACGCGCTATTTATTATATAAATACAAAAATTTAAATTTAATAATACAACTTTAATATTAATATAATTAAAATTTTGAGGTATAAATAATTATGGCACAAAATGTTATTAAAAATTTACAAGAAAAGGGAATAGATGTACAAGCTATAATAATTATATAATATTCAAAATAAACAGGTATTGGAAACACCTGAGTGGTTATGAAATTTGTGAGTATAGTAATATACTCTTTAATAGGTTATAGATACCACTAAAGTTTCCAAAAACTAAAATTCTATAACCTATTTTATTTTTATGACATTATATGAAGAAGAATTAAGACAAAAATATCCACAATTCTTTGAAAAACAAATTTGTAAGATCTGTGGAAAAGAATTTTATTTAAAATATAATCGAATAAAGACAATAGTATTATCATTAAAAAGAGGGAAAAATTTCTTTATCGCTTGTTGTAATTCTCATTCTGTAAAAATACAACAAGAAACATTAGGAAGTTCATTATCAAATTCAATTACTCACCAGAAAGCTAGAAAAACAAAAGAACTTAAATATGGATCACAAACATATAATAATCCTAGTAAAAACAGACAAACTAAAATAGAGAGATATGGAGACCCTAATTATAATAATAGAAATAAGTGTTTTGATACAAAACAAAGAAGATATAATGATAAAAATTATAACAATAGAATGAAAGCTCATAATACTATGAATATTAAATATGGAGATCGTTATACTAAAACAAATTTCTTTAAACAAGATGTCGAATATAAATTGTTAAATAAAACACAATTAGAAAAGAAACAAATAGATTTAAAAAGAAAAGAAACTAAATTTAACAAATACAATGATGAAAATTATAATAATATTTCTAAATCTAAGAAGACAAAATTGGAGCGTTATAACGACGAAAATTATAATAATCAAGAAAAAAGTATATTAACAAATTTAAAGAAAAGAGGAGTAAAATATTATTCTCAAAGTCAAGAATATAAAGACTTGTACAAAAATAAAGAATGGGTAGAAAAAAGAAATCAAAAACATGATGAAACACTTATTAAAAATAAAACTTATAATAAACCTTCGAAGCCTGAAGACAAAATTAATAATCAACTGATACAAAAATTTGGTAGTAATGATATTATAAGACCTTTTAGAAATAACTTATATCCTTTTAAATGCGATTTCTATATTAAATCCTTAGATTTATATATTGAATGTCATTTTAGTCAATTTCATCAAGGGAAACATTTTGATATAAACAGTAAGCAAGATTGGATAAAATTGTTATGTTTAGAATTAAATGCTGTTAAAATGATTAGACAAAAAGGCCGCGCAGTTGACAATCAATATGAAAATATGATTTATACGTGGACAGATTTAGATGTTAGAAAATTAGAAACTTTTAAGAAAAATAATTTAAATTACAAAATTTTCTATACAGAAAAAGAATTTAATAAATGGTTTCAAAATTTATAATCATCATTTATATTTATAGAGGAATTTTAAATGGCGAAGAATGTA